ATCGGTTTAGGTCTTGCTCCAACAGCTTCTGATATTGTTGGTACAGCTAGAGTTAAAGCTATTGAGTTGAACTCTGGTGAATTCACATCTACAACTACTTCTTATAAACTTGGTTTGTTTGATGTTAACATGTTCTCTGGCTACTCTTTTGATAGAGACGTTAAGTCAGTTATTGGTACAGCAGCTTCAAATAACTTCAGCTGTAACATCAATCCAACTCTTGTAAGCGTTATTGGTCAAGGTACTTCTTCAACTTCTTCTGCTACAATCACTGGAGCAGGTACTGCGTTTGACAGTGTATTGAAAGTTGGCGATATTGTTTTCTTGAACGATACTAAAGTTGGTACTGTTCAGAGCTTTAATAACTTTACAATCACTCTAACAGCAAACGCTCTAGTTTCTGTTACAGGCGGTCGTATCAGCGTGTTTACAAGCACAATCTACGAACCTAACTATGAGTCTCTATTGTTCCCAGTTGGACAAACATTCATCAAGACTCTAAAAGCTAGAAACTCTAACAACACAGCTGATACAGTTGATAGCTCAACAACAGTTGTTCGTCGTTTGTTTGGTACAAAGAACACTACAACTAACAAAGTTGAATTCAGAGTAACTGACTTAGATGAGACTCTAGAATTTGATACAGATTTGTCTAACTATCTGTTGATCAACATTGATAATAACCGTCCAGTTAATATCAACGAAGCAAATACAACATTCAACACAACTGGCGCTCGTCAAACTGTTTACTTTGACAAAGTTCCAAACGGTAACTATCGTTTGATTGCTTCTGTAAACCAAGAAGAAGTTTCTGCAGCTGCTAGATTGAAAGTGTTGACTACTAACTACGAAAAAGAGTATGTTGGTAAGAATACAGTTTCTGCTTCAACTATCGCTCTTGAGTACTGCGACATCTTTAAATTGAAGTCTGTTTTGATGACTCCTGGTGATTATGACGCATTTGACCCAGACAATGCAGTTGACATCACAGATCGTTATACTCTAGACAACGGACAACGTGACACTTACTATGGTAAGGGTAAGCTACTTCTTAAGTCTGGCTTCCAGTCACCATCTGGCGCGATCCAAGTTAAGTATGATTACTTCAGTGCCGATTTGAACGGCAGCGGTAACTATTTCTCAGTTGACTCTTACAAGAACGTTGTTGATTACTCTGAGATTCCATCTCACTTTGTAACTGACCCAACTACTGGTAAGCGTTCTGAAGTTAACCTAGCAGACGTTATTGACTTCAGACCATATATTGGTGGTTTGAACGCAAACACTTTCAAACCAGAACTACCAAAGTTTGGTTCTGATATGATCGCTCCAACTGCTTTCTATATCGGTAGAATTGACAAGATCGTTTTGGACTCTGTTGGTAAATTCAACGTAATCAACGGTGTGCCAGATCAACAACCAAAAGAGCCATCAGACCCTAAAGACGGTATGGTGATTGCATCTATCATCGTTCCACCATATACTCAAAACATTGGCGAGGTTGTAATCAAGCAACGTGATAACAAACGTTATACAATGCGCGACATTGGTAATCTAGAGCGTAGAATTTCTAATCTAGAATACTATGTAACACTATCCCTTCTAGAAAAAGATACAGCCGATTTACAAATCACTGATGAAACTACTGGTCTTGATCGTTTCAAGAACGGTTTTATCGTTGACCAATTTACTGGTCACGGTATCGGTGATGTTAAGAACGAAGATTACAGAATCTCTGTGGATACACAAAACCGTGTTCTACGCCCAATGCACCACGCTCGTGCTCTAGAGATCGTTGAAGACCTAATTTCTGGTACAGATAGATCTTCTAAACTATACCAAAAGACTGGTGATGTTATCACATTACCTTACCAAGAAGATTCATTCATCTTTAACAACCACGCAACTCAAGCCATGGACATTCACGCATTGTCTATGGGTGCGTTCAAAGGTCAAGTTCAGTTAATCCCTGAGGGTGATAATTGGAAGTCTGTTGATCGTCGTCCAGACCTAGTTGCTGTAGACGATAACAACTATGACGCTATCAAATTCATGGCGGAAGAACTTGGTGTCACTGGCACTAAGTGGGATGAATGGCAAACTAACTGGACTTCAATCAGCACAAGATCTGTTGCTGGCGAGACTAGAGAGTGGGTTGGCGGTATTCGCGTTACAGGTTATGAAACAACATATACTGATTATGTTGGTTATAACTACCGCAACGGTGTTGAGACTACTCTAACATCTTCAGTTAATGCTCAAGACTACGGTGATAGAGTTGTTGATGTTTCATATATTCCATATATGAGATCTAGACCAGTAACTATCATTGCTCAAAACTTAAAGTCAAAGACTCGCTTCTGGCCATTCTTTGATAACGTTTCAGTTGAAAGCTACTTCAAACCAGCTGATGTGTTCTCTGTAACACGCGATGGTCAATCTCTAATGTCGTTTGACCAAAACGACTTGAACGATAACATCCTAGCAGACAGCGATCGTAGAGCTTACAATGGTAGAATTGAACCAGCGTTTGTTGTTGGTGACGTTCTAACAAACTCTACACACCAACCAGTTAACATTACTCAAATTGTACACTTGACTCAAGAAGCTGCAACTTTTGACGTATATGTTGGTTCTACTCAAAACATTAAAGTTGGTCACCACGTTGTAATGTTCAACTTGGACTTCCACAACGAGTCAAGCGATCTAAACCTTTCTGACCTAAAAGAAAACCAAGTATCTTCTAACGGTGTTAAGATTATCGGCGAGAGCGATGGTATTCTAACTAATGATAATTCTTCTAAGGAATTGAACCTTAAGAAGTTCAAGGTAACAGCAGTTTCTGGTACAAAACTAACTCTTGCTAACCTTGACGACACATTGATCCCAGCTTTCAGTTCATACGACTTAGAATCTTATGATACAAACAAGTTTGGTAAGCTAATGCGTTTGAAGGCTTCTGGTGTTGTTGCTTGGGGTGGTATTGTTGAATCTTCTGACAATATTGGTCCAATCACTCAGACTATTCACCTAGTTAACATCAAGAATGGTTTTGCTATCGGTGAAACTCTTTCTGGTTCTGTAAACATTGGAAACAGCTCTTCATACAATGGCGTTACAATTAACTCCATCAACGGTGTAACTAGCACAACAGTTGTTCCTACTTACAAGGATACTAGCGACGCATTGATCACTGATGAAGACGGTACAGCAGTTGGTGTATTCTTTATCCCTGAGACTGCAGAGTTGAGTTTCCGTACTGGCGAGCGTACATTCAAACTTACAGATAATAAGTCTAACAGCAACATGTCGTTTGACTCTATTGGTTCTGCTGTTTATTACTCTCAAGGTGTTACACTAAGCAAAGAAAGAACTATCGTTTCTAGCAGAAGCGTTGAGTTTGTTCAAGCTGATACTTATGAAGACACTCAGTCTCTACCACCAGTAAGAAGAACAACTACTTCTACACGCCAGTTGTATCAATACACATACGACCCTCTAGCACAGACATTCACTGTCAGCGCTGAAGGTGGTTGTTTCTTGACTTCTGTTGACTTGTACTTTGCTGCAAAGGGTGTTCGCCCAGTTTCTGTTGAACTAAGAAACACTGATAACGGTGTTCCTTCTTCTAAGATTATTCCTTTCTCTAAGGTTACTAAACCAGCAAGCGAATTGGTTGTATCTGATGACAGTTCTGTTGCAACAACTTTCAAATTCAAGTCTCCAATTTACTTACAAGATACTGAGACTTACTGTTTCGTTGTTATGACTGACGAGCCAGGAACTCAGCTATGGGTTTCTGAGATGGGTGGTACTGATATCATCACTGATAACACTATCGCTGGTCAACCATTAACTGGTTCACTATACGCTTCTCAGAATGCTAGAGAGTGGGAAATTCACCCTCTACTAGACATGAAGTTTACTTTGAACAAGGCTAAGTTTGATATCACATCAACTGCTGAGTTGACATTGAAGTCTGTTCCACCAGACATGATCAACCTACCATTGAACCCGTTTGAGATCACTCCTGATACTAACAAGATCAGAGTGTATGCTCCAAACCACGGTATGTTGGCTGGTCAGATTGTTAACATTCAAGGTGTATCTGAAGGATACTACGGTACAGAATACAATGACGCTGGTATCCCAAGCGTTCTATTGAATACTTCTCACACTGTTTCTTCTTCTGGTCTAGAAAAAGATTCTTTCGTTATCAACCTAGTTACAACAGTTAATGGTCAGAACGCTTTGACTTACAAGGATGGCTCTGGTGCTATCATTGAAGGTACTGTTGCAAACTTTGTAAAAGGTGAGTACGGTGGAACTGGTGTACGTTGTTCTTCTAGCATCAACATGGATGTTATGTACTTGAAGACTTCTGATTTGAGCTTCCAAGGAACTGAAATCAACTACACAGTTAAGGCTCAAGAAGTTGGTGGCTCTATGACAAACGCTTTACCGTTTGTTGCAAATAGCAATTACAACTTCCCAACAAGAATGAACATTCGTTCTTTCGAGAACCAACTTACTGATATCAACGGCAACAAACAGTCTTCTGTTCAGATTATCGCCAGCTTGTATTCTTCAAACGAGAATATTTCTCCAGTGGTTGATTTGCAACAGCTATCTGCTTACGCTATCTCTAACTTGATTAACGATACTGCTTCTGAAACAGTAAACGTGCTAGAAATCGACAAGAGAGTATTAGTTGCTGGTGGTGACTTGGTTACTGCTGACTACTCTAAAGCTGGTACTGGTACTATTTCTATCACACAGAATACTGATACAATCACTGGTACTGGAACTTCTTTCTCTACTGAAGTTGTTGCAACTAACATCATCAAGAAAGTTGACGGTACTGTTATCGGTACTGTGAGTTCAGTGAACGGTTCTACAATTACCCTAGCTGCTAACTACACAGGAACTACAATCACTAACGGTGAATTTGTAATCCAGTCAATTCCAACTATCTCGTTTGTTAACGAAAATGGCGTTGGTGTTATTAAGACTAACATTGACTCTTCTGATAACCTATTGGCTTCTGCTGGTATCGGTAAGACTTTAGTTATCTCTAATGTTGCAAGCGGTATTGATGGTGAATATCTAATCACTAATATCGTTGAAGTGGAAGACGCTACAACATACGCTGGTAACGAAGAACTAGATCTAACAAAGGTTGTTTTAGAAAGAGCCTTTGGTACTACATCTTCATTCAACATGACTACTGATAACGACTTTGAAGTTGCAGTGTATGATAAGTACGTTAGCGACATTGGTCCAATCGGTTCTTCTAATAACGCAAACTATGTAACTAGAACATTGTCTTTGTCTGAAGCTGCTGATTCGTTCAAGATTATCTTTGATGCAAACATTGTTAACAATACAGCTATCAAGGTATTCTACAGAACATGGACTGGTAACGTTGATCTAAGAAAAGTGCCTTATACAGACACTGGTTACGTTTCTATAAATACAGACGCTGATGGTAAATTTATTGAAAGAAGCATTGATGTTATTGACATCGAACCTTTCTATAATATCCAAATCAAGATTGTATTGAAATCTACAAACCCTGTATATGTACCTAAGATTAAAAACTTTAGATTGTTGGCGTTGTCATGAGTCTAGTACAAGTTGATGGTTTTAATTCTTTGAGAAAGGACACCGCTACTGGCGGTGTCGTTAATGTTGATAAGAAATCATATGAAGCCCATAAAGCTCAAAAGATGATTGCTGTTAGAAACGCACAAGCTCAAAAGTCTACTCAAGAATCTGTAACCATGCTGCAGGATGAAATAAATATACTAAAAGCTGATTTAGTTGACATAAAAACTTTATTGGTTAAATTAATAGAAAAAGGTAACTAATGGCTGCTATTAACCTTAGACGAGACAAGGAAAGACCTCTAACAATCGAAGAAGTAGATAATAACTTCGACGCGATTAACAGAGAGGTTGGCACTAAACTAGATACAGAATCTTTCAATGCTGAAAACATCTTATCTGTTTTAGATGGTAACGCAGGTTTAGGGTCTGGTTTGGATGCGGATTTAGTCCGTGGTAAAACTCCAACAACTCAAGCTGTACCAGACACTTCAGTTCTTAGAGATTCTCTTGGTAACATTAATGCAAACCAGTTTTATGGTTTGCACGTCGGTGACGTTCTAGGCGACGTTCAAGGTGTTGTTACTGGCGCTCTTATCGGTAACTCTACAAACGTTGATGGTGTGGTACAAGTGGACCACGGTGGTACTGGTGCAACTACACCATCAGCTGCCCGAACAAACCTTGGTCTTGGTTCTATCTCTACACAGAATAAAAACACTGTAGATATTACTGGTGGTTCTATCACTGGTATTACTGACTTAGCAATCGCGGATGGTGGTACTGGTGCTTCTACAAAAGAAGGTGCTCGTTCAAACCTTGGTTTGGTTATCGGTCAAGATATTCAAGCCTATGCTGCTATTCTTGGTGGTATCAGCGCAACTATTGGCGATGGTTTGGTTGTTAGAACTGCAACAAATACTTCTGTTATTAGAAAGTTTGTTGAAGGTAACTCTATTGAAATTACTAACGAAACTGGTAAAGACGGCGACATTACTATTGGTTTGACTCTAGTCCCAACAGTAACTGCTATCACTAAGGGTGGCACTAATGCCTCTGGTGATATTGGCCAAGCGGATAACCGTTTTGGCGGTGCGCACCTTACTAGCGTTGGTGTTGGTATTGGTGCTTCTGGCACAGCTGGTGAAGTTAGAGCAACAAATAACATTACTGCTTTTTATTCTTCTGACGCTTCATTAAAAGAAAATATTCAAGATGTACAAAACCCTCTTGATATTGTATGCGCTATCGGTTCTAAGACTTTCGATTGGACTGATGAATACATCAAAGAGCATGGCGGTGAAGATGGTTACTTTGTTACAAAGTCTGATTTCGGCGTTGTTGCCCAAGACGTTTTAAAAGTATTCCCACAAGCAGTAAGAAAAAGAGAGAACGGTACTCTTGCAGTAGACTATGAAAAGTTAGCAACGCTATCATTTGGCGCTGTTAAAGAATTAAAATTTCAGCTTGATATGATCAAAAAGCATATCGGAATGGAAGAGTAAGGAACGTAAATGCCAATTATTACATCACGTATCACATCAGGTAATGACGTAACAGTCAAAGGTACGCCATTAACAAACGCTGAAATCGACGCTAACTTTATTGGCATTAACGATGCCATTCGCTTGACTGAAGACTTAACTGGTTTTGTTGATAGAACTAGCAGCACAATATCTTTTAATGATAGCAATAGAACTGTTACCCTAGCACCTGTTGCTTCTGAGTTTGACGTACATTGGAGAGGTAGAAAGATTACAATTTCTTCAACTCTTAATCTTGAATTATCAACTGCAAACGGTGGGCGATATATTACCCTAAACCCCGACACGGTTGAATTAGAAGATTCTGGCGCAATGATTGATGTTAAAGATTACATCACAGTGGCTTATGTGTATTGGGACGGTTCTACTGCAATTATTTTCGGCGACGAAAGACACTCTGCTTCAAGAGACACACAGTGGCATTATTCTAAGCACACTGAAGTTGGCGCAGTTTGGGTCGATGGTGGAGATATCTCTTATACTCTAAACAATCAATCAGCTGTTACTCTTGGATTTACAAATCTCGTAATCGCTGATGAGGATATTGAGCACAATATCAATCACGCTCTTGTTCCAAACGGTTACTATGAGCAGATTCTAAACGC